AGACGCGTTTAACAATTTAATCACTACCCATCGGGAACAGACTGGCATCAACTACGCGACCAACCGCGCTCTGGCGGCAAACCCTGACTTTGACGCCATGGCAGCACGGCTCAATCAGGAAATGAACCCTCAGCCTGCGGCCCCGGTCGCGGCGATGACTCCGCCAGCGGCAGCTCCTCCCCCCGGTCAGCCGCGCTCGTTGTTCTCTGAAATGCCGGACCTGCCTCCGGTACAGGATGTTCCTGCTCCGCCAGCGGTGGCTCAGGCTCAGAACCAGTACGCTCCTCAGGCCCCCCAACCACAGGCTCCTCAGGCACCCCAACAGGTCACACAGGCTATCCAGCCGACGGCCCCGGTGGCTCCTGGAACCCCGGTTTCTCGCGGTGCGCCCGCGACAGGCACCCCTTATGTCGGTGAGCGTAAGGACGTCCCTTACGCTGGGAAGGCGCTGGAGTTGGGCGGAAACGCCCTGTTCGGCATGGTTGCCGGTCCCTTTGGTATGGTCAACTCGCTGTCCGGGCTTCTGGGCGGGCCTACAGTCGGTAAGGGTCTGGCTGGCATCTACAACGCCAGTGACGCTCACCTTCGCGGCCCATACGGGGCTGACACTTCGTACGAGCCCGGTTCGTACGCGGCAAATCAGCCCGCGCCTGTGTCACAGGAGCTGGCTGAGGAAGACTCTGGGGTTTCTAAAGTGACCCCACTAGCTTTTGATCACTCAATGTTTTATGGTTCAAAAATGCCCTACGGATAGTCCGTGGGCCAGGAGATGTTACTGATGTCCTTCTCGATGTCCTTCTTTCGTCACTTGCTCACGTTCGGCGGCGGCTTCCTCGTAGCCAATGGCTGGATGGACTCCGGCGTGATGGAGCAGGCTGCTGGCGCGATTGTTACCCTCGCCGGTCTGGTCTGGTCCTACTTCAGCAAGCCTACGACTCCCCCGGCTGCGTAACTTGATTACCACTTGGGCGACGATACTCCTGGGGCTGGTGAATCTAATCACCAGCCTCTACTCCTACCTCGAGAAGCGTAAGCTCATTACCGAGGCTGAGCAGAAGCTTGTCGAATACGTATTCAGGAAACAAGCTGATGAGATTAAGAAAGCTACTGCTGCCCGCGACGCTGCTCGCACTGCTTCTAAGCGCGTGCCAGACGGGCAGTCTCTCCCCGATGACGGATTCAAGCGCGATTAGTAAAGCGCCGTTCTGCGCCGTAGCAGAACCGTTCCGTTGGTCTGGCAAGGATACCCGCGAAACACAGAACCAAGCTGTAGAGCATAATGCTGTCGGCAAGGAGCTTTGTGGCTGGAAGAAATAAAGAAAGTCCTTTACATGCTCGACAGACTGCTTAAGGATGTCCGTGCAGACATTCTGTCTCTGGAGACCGCTATTACAGTAGGGCCGGTCCCAGACTTCTCCACCTTCTTGGTGCTGCGCGGTAAGCTGCTCAGCATGAAGCAGATGGAGGAGAAAATAATCCTACTGCGTAAAAAGGAATTTTCTGACGATGACGACGCTGATTCTTCCGGATGACGTCAAGGCGAAAAAGACAGCGGACCGCCTAGACCCTCTACAAAAAGCCTACGTTCGCGTAGAAGACCGGGTCCTTGACCCAACCAAACTCCCACAAACCTACGTTGATCGCCTGCCCACCCCGGCTGGCTATCGCATTCTAATCCTCCCATATCAGGGCCGTGCCGTCACAAAGGGTGGTATCGTTATTCCTGAGGAAAACCGGGAGCGCAGCCGCTTGGCGACAGTTGCAGGATACGTCATTAAAATGGGCGAAGACTGCTATGCCGACAAGGCGAAGTTCTCAAAGCCATGGTGCAAGGTCGGTGATTGGATCATCATCGGGCGCTATGCCGGAGCCCGCTTCAAGATTGAAGATGGCGACGTCCGTATTATCAACGATGACGAGGTCATCGCAACCATAGCGGACCCTGAAGATATCACCTTTATCTAAGGCCGCAGGAGCAAGTCATGGAAGACCAAAAAGACCTGGAGATGAATGAGGGCGATGAAGTCGAAGTCACCTTCTCAGACGACGAAAAAACCGCCCCCACAGTTGAAAAAACTTCCACCGCAAAAGAGCCGGAAAGCCCAGCTGGAGAAGGCTCTGACGAGGAAGAAGACATTGCCGGATATTCGGCCTCCGTCAAAAAGCGACTTGGCAAGCTCACGTTCAAAGCCCGCGAGGCTGAGCGCCAGCTAAACGAGGCGGTAAAGATCGCTGCCTCGTACAAGGAGGAAAACGACAAGCTGAAGAAGGGCCGTGTCCAGTCGGACAAGCACCTTGCCGGTGAGTACGAGCACCGGCTGAAGCTACAGCGTACCCGAACCAACGAGCTGCTCCGAGCTGCCATTGAAAACGGTGACAGTGAAAAGCAGGCCGAATTTCAGGCTGATCTCGCCAGACTGGCGGTTGAGGACGAAAAGGTCCGGGTAGCCAAGCAGAACATCGAAAACTGGGAAAAGGCCAACCCGGCTGGAGAGGAGCCTGAGCGTAGAGCCCCGGCTCAACCGCAGGTCCCTGAGGTCAAGCCCGACCCCAAGGCTCAGGCTTGGGCTGAGAAGAATGAGTGGTTTGGTACCGACGCGAACATGACCAAGGCTGCGTTCGTGTTCCACGATTCACTTGCTGAGGAAGGTTTTGAGCTTGGCTCCGACGACTACTACAAGGAGCTAAATGGCCGGATGCGCGCCGCGTACCCGAGCCGTTTCAAGCGTGAGATCACTGAAGAGCGTCAGGAACGCACCGCCACGCAGACCGTGGCGGGTGGTCGGCCTACTGATGCTGGTCGGCCTGCCTCCAAGAACAAGGTCAAGTTGACCCAAAGCCAAGTCGCTATCGCCCGCCGTTTGGGCGTTTCTCTTGAAGATTATGCAAGTCAGTTGCGAAAGCTCAACTCATAAGGTATGAATAGTCATGGTTGACAAGACCCCACGTTCTGAAGAGACCCGTGAAAAGGAGCAACAGCGCAAGCCGTGGGCTCCCCCGTCGTCTCTCGCAGCGCCCCCTCCTCCGGAGGGTTACGTCCATCGGTGGGTTAGATACGAAGCCGGTGGAGAGGATGATCGGAAGAACTTTTCCGCACGACTTCGCGAGGGCTTTGAGCCTGTACGCGCAGAGGAATTCCCAGACTTCCACCTACCGTCTATCCAGGACGGTAAGATGGCCGGTGTTATCGGCGTCGGTGGCTTGATTCTGTGCCGCATTCCTCTTGAGACTGTTGAAGAACGCAAGAAGTATTACAACACGCAGACAAGCGAGCGCATGACTGCTGTTGATAATGACCTCATGCGGGAATCGAACTCGATCATGCCGATCAGCAAACCTGAGCGGCGTTCCAAAGTAACCTTCGGAAACCAAGAGTAATCCTGCTCTTGGTCATAGGAAAAGGGTTTTAGCCAATGGCTAATCTAGACCAAGCCTTCGGTCTTCGCCCCTATAAGATGCTCGGCGGTCGCCCGATGCCCCATGGGGCCACGGCACACCGCATTCAGACCTCCGGCGCTGCCGGTACGACGAGTGTCCTCTATCAGGGTCAGGCCGTTATCCCGCTTACAACGGGCCTCATCGACGCGACTGCTACCGCTGCTGGTGGCACCGTTCCGTGGCTCGGCGTATTCTGGGGAGCTCACTACATCGACCTCGAGGGTAAGCCTCGTTTCAACAACAAGTGGCCCGGAACTGCTGCCGTCAAGTCTGGCAGTGAGGCTTGGGCCATGGTCTATGACGACCCGGATATGCTGTTCCTCATCAACTGCGACGCGGCTGCTGCGGACACCATCATCCACGCCAACGCGAACCTCGCGACTGGTGTTACCGGGAACGCGACTACTAACGTGTCTCTCGGCGAGCTGGCTGTTTCGACTGCCAACACGACTGCTGCTCTCAACCTCCGCATTCACGGCTTCGACGATTCGCCGCTGAATAACGATCCGTTGTCCGCAGGCCGTCTGGCTATCGTTCAGCTGAACGTCCACTTCTATCGTGCCACAACCGGCATCTAAGGAGTAATGGCAAATGGCTATTTCACGCTCTCAACTCCTTAGGGAACTCGAACCCGGCCTGAACGCTCTGTTCGGCCAGGAATACAAGCGGTACGCTGAAGAGCATACTGAGATTTTCGACACTGAAGGTTCTGACCGAGCCTTTGAGGAAGAGCTTCTCACCTACGGCTTCGGCATGGCACCTGTCAAGCGCGAAGGCGAAGGTATCGCCTACGACTCGGCTGGTGAAGCCTGGACTGCTCGTTACACCCACGAGACCGTTGCACTCGGTTTCGCGATCACTGAAGAAGCCATTGAGGACAACCTCTATGACAAGCTCAGCTCGCGCTACACCAAGTCGCTTTCGCGCTCGATGGCTCACACGAAGCAGGTCAAGGCCGCTTCCATCCTCAACAACGGCTTCACCGCTGCTTTCGCTGGTGGTGATGGCAAGGAACTGCTCGCTACCGACCACCCGCTCGCTGCTGGTGGAACGTGGGCAAACGAGTTGATCGTTGCGGCCGACTTGAACGAAACCTCCTTGGAACAGGCGATGATCGACATTGCTGCCATGGTTGACGAGCGCGGCATCCTGATGCAGATCAGCGGTGTCAAGCTTATCATCCCAACAGCCCTGATGTTCACCGCTGAACGTGTTCTGAAAAGCGCTCTGCGTCCCAGCACTGCTGACAATGACCTGAACGCACTTAAGAGCATGGGCTACCTCCAGGGTGGAACGGCCATCAACCACTTCCTGACCGATCCGGACGCTTGGTTTATCAAGACCGATGCGCCCAACGGCCTCAAGCACTTCAACCGCGTTGGTCTGAAGACTGCCATGGAAGGTGACTTCGATACGGGTAACGTCCGTTACAAGGCTCGTGAACGCTACTGCTTCGGCTGGAGCGATCCCCGCGCCATCTTCGGATCCCCCGGCGCATAACGCTCCCGCGAGCGTACCGGGGAGGGGAGGCTTGCGAGCCTCCCCTTTTTTATGTAGAGTGTCTTAATACCGGGGTCATTCGCCCTGTGGACCGTCCCGGCGGACGTTGCACAGACTACAGGGCTCAATCGTGCAGGAGACCCTGATGGGTTCGACTACTTTTTCCGGTCCAGTTACATCTACAGGGGGTTTCGTCGGTGCCGTCACCGGTACGGTCACGGGCAACCTTGTTATCCCTACCGCTACTGTCGCTGCTGCTGGTACGACTGCTGCTGACGCTGGCGTTCTGACCACTGGCTTCACGCTCGTAAGCGCGGCTGACGCCACCAAGGGTGTCGTGCTTCCGGCTGCTGCCGCTGGTAAAGTGGTCATCATCAAGAATGGCGCTGCTGCCGTCTTGAAGATTTGGCCAGCTACGGGCGACGCCATCAATGCGATCGCTGTAGACTCAGCCTTTTCGGTCGCATCCTTGGTCTCGCTGATGCTTGTCGCTTACGACGCAACCACATGGTATTCCGTTCCGTTGCTTCCTTCGTAATTTTAAGCAGGGAGAACAGAAATGCGTACGAGCACACTCACTACGTCTGGGGGAGCGGGGTCTTCCGCTCCTTATCCTATGGATCATCGTCAGAACCCCTTCAACGTGGGGTTCGGCGCGGTGGTCACGGGTACGGTCTCATACACAGTCCAGCACTCGTTTGATGGGGTGGTCTGGTATGATCACCCCACCATCGCTGCACAGTCCACCAACAAGGACGGCAACTACGCCTATCCTGTTCTTATGCTGCGTCTGACTCAGGTCTCGGGTTCAGGCTCGGTAGTTCTAACCATCATACAGGCAGGATAACATGAGCATCGCAGGTGACGGCGTAGCAGGAGGCGGGGGCAGCTCTATGCTGGACCTCGCGCTACTGGCTACCAGTACTCCGGACTTTCAGAAGCGCATCCTGGAACTGGCTACGGCCAAGAAGGATGCTGAGAAGGCGTTCAACGACCTTAAGGTCGGTAAGGACGCTGCGGTAGTCTACGAACGCGCGTCGGCTAAAGAGGCCGAAGCCAAGGAAAAGCTGGTCGAGGCCAACGCAGAATATGAGCGTATTCTGGCCAAGGGAGCCGCTGATGCCAAAAGCACCTTGGACGGTGCCTACGCTAAGGCAGACGCCATTGTGGCTCGCGCCGAGGCTAAGGCCGCGAAACTAACCGAGGCCACTGAGACAGCTAACGCAGAGGCGGTTGCCGCTGCTGAGGAAGCCAAGGTTGACGCAAAGGCCCTGAAGGAAGAGCTTAGGGCAGTCAAATCAGAGCGGGCGGGGCTTGATGCCAAGTGTGTAGCTCTGGCAGGACAGGCTGCTGAAGTTGCTGCACGGGAGGAACAGCTCGCCAAAGTGGCAGAGAAACTCCGTAGCGCGTTGGGAGAACTGTAATGTCAAAGGGTGATACCTTCGAAAATGACCTGATGAAGCTCATTTTCCAAGCCACAGCGATTGCCAACATCGCGGATAACGCTTCATCCAGCCCACTGACCAGCCTGTATGTCAGCCTTCACACGGCTGACCCCGGCGAAACCGGCGTCCAGAACACCAGCGAGACTTCCTATACGGGTTACGCTCGGGTTGCTGTCGCGCGTACCGCTGGTGGGTTCACGGTGACCACCAACAGCGTCAGTCCTGCTGCCAACATTGACTTCGGTATCTGTACCTCAGGAACGCCTACCCTCACACACTTTGCCATCGGCGTAGCTTCCTCGGGCGCTACTAAGATTCTGTACAAGGGCACGGTGACCCCGAACATTGTGGTCGCTCCTGGAGTCACGCCTCGACTTACCACGGCGTCTACTATTACGGAAGACTAAAGGAGCTAGGCCGTGACCTGGAGCGTTGTCAGCCTAGGCACGGTCGTTACTGCAACGTCCGGCGACTGGGTAGGTGTCGAGCCTGCGGGCGCGGCGCAGAACGACCTACTCATTGCGTTCTTCACTGTTCGCGGTTCGGCGACGTTCACCCTTCCTTCAGGGTGGGCGATTGTCGGGACGCAACAGACCTCTGGTAATACGACGGTCAACGGAACAGGCTCGATCGCCGGGGCGGTCATGGCCTACATCGTCCGTGGCGGGTCTGCCCCAAGCTACACCTTCACGCGCACGGCTGGTGATCTGGCGTATGGCCGGGTGATCGCCTATCGCTCCAGCATTTCGGGATCACCAATATATCGCACTGGCGCGGGGCAGACTCTCGCTGCTGCCGCGACAGCCTGCGTCTTTACAGGAGTCACACCAAGCCAATATCAGACCCTCATCGTGCGGGGTCTTGCAGGCGCGCGTAACTCCACATGGTCCGCCATTGACGCGGGCAACTACCCTGTCACCAACGTGTCTGGTGCTACGGATACGACAACCGCGCCCACCTACGGGACTTGGATCGAGCGCTCTGACTCTGGCACCACATCTGGTGCTGACGGCTCGATGGGGCTTGCCGACATTCTCGATATCGGTATTGGCGCGACAGGTAACTTCACGGCTACCGCGTCTACCTCGGCGCGTCACGCGCACGTCTATGGCGTGTTCTCAGAGCCAGCGGAAACAGCCGCCACGGTCGCATGGGACCGGTCGACGGCGGCGGGCTCTAACGACATCGTCATTGATACCCAAGACCAGCGGACCTACCGTGGTATCACTGGATCGGGCGACCAGTTCTTCGGCATGGTCAAGGCCGCGCCAAGCCGCTCCATCGGCAAGAAGATGTTCACCTTCACGTATTCCGCCACCCCTGCGGTGGGCGATACGGCCGGATTAAGTAATTCGTCTTTCACTAACTCTGGCTATGTTGGATCGACGGCCAACGGTTTCGGCATACGAAACAGTGGTAACATCAACCAGAACTCCTCAACCCTGATCAATATCGGCGCGCTCGCCGCAGGGGTGCCAGTCTACGTCTATGTGGACCTGGATCTCAAACAAGTCTGGTTTAACCGAGCCTCGACGTGGTACCCGAACGACACCACAAGCGCGGGCACGACCTACACGGTCACGGGAGCGCTCTTCCCCACCTACACTCAAGAAGACTACCTAGGCGCAACGAAACTCACCATTGACGGAACCGCAGCTGGAGCCCCTTCTGCTACAGGGTTCAGTCCGTGGAGTGGGGAAACAATTGCCGCCGCTGGTGACAATTCCGCTGGTGTCGCCAGTTCCTCTGTCAAAGGCACCGGCATCATCGGTGGTGTCGGAGGGAACTGTACTGGCCTAGCCACAACCAGCATCGTAGGATCCACTGTACCTACTACAACCGACGGTGTCGCTGCCTCAGTCGGTGTAGCCACAACCACCATCGTAGGGGCTTGGAACTTCGCAGGTGTCGCTGCCTCAGCCGCTCTTGCCACAACGAGTGGGATTGGTGCCTGGAACTTCGCTGGCGTAGGTTCGACGACCGCTCTTGCCACAACCTCCATCGTAGGGGCTTGGAACTACGCCGCTGTCGCGGCTTCAGCCGGTGTTGCGTCGAGCAGTGTTATCGGGGCTTGGAACTACGCTAGTGTCGCGGCCAGCACTGGTCTAGCCACTACGAGCGGGGTTGGCGCTTGGAACTTCGCTGGTATATTCGTTTCGCTGGCGGAGGGCGTTGTCCTGGGGATAGGGGCGTCTAACTTCGCCGGGGTCTACAGCTCCACTGCCGTCGCCGTAACTGACGGCGTTGGTGACGCTATAGCCCCTGCCCAAGACGAAGGCGCAATGGCGTCGGCGGGCGTTGCTACAGTTTCAGGCATCGCCACTGCCACCTCAGAGGCTATCTACACGGTGACGGCAGTCGCCGCGACCAGCGGCATCGGGGTTAACGTGTTCTCTGGCGTAGGTTCGTCAAACGGTGTAGCGACTGCTGCGGCGACCGCCACCGCGAATGCTGCCGCAGTCTACGCATCCTCGGGTGTGGCTGCTGTCAATGGCGTAGGGGAGGATGCCAGCGCACCTGTCGGTGCGGAAACGTTCGGGGTTGGCGGTGAGGAGGTCGTAGACCTCTTTATACCTCCCCGCGTTGAAAGCATCAGCGGGCGAGTCACTGGGAGGACCACATGACTCGAAGCTGGTTGCTAGGATCAATTGGTGCTATGGTCGGTAGGGTCTGGATGTAAACATGGCATACGCTCTTGGGACACACGCTCTAGCGATATGTGAACGGTGCGGGTTCCAGATTAAATATCTGGATCTGGCCACCGAGTGGAACGGTGTCCGCGTATGCAGCGAGTGCTTTGAGGAAAAGCACCCCCAGCTAGAACCCTCCCCTGTAAAGGCTGATGCTGAGGCCCTCTACCAGCCCTCGCGCGAGCGCAAGATGGCTCTTGAGGTGTTCACCGGGCGCATCTTCCCACCGGTGGAGAACAACGTCTACGGCGCTTTGGCTCTGGTAGGCGAGGTCACCATCGACTTTACGTTGGTCCCTGTTTCGATAGCCTTCACGGTTTCATCTGAGGGCGGGACCGGTTCGGTGGGTGATGTTACGCTAACCGGGCTGTTGACCACTGTCGATGTCACTGGGGTCAGCGGCACAGGCGGTGTCGGGACGGTAACCGTCTCAGCCAGCTCCGGCGCTAACGTCAGCGTGAACGTCACTGGGCTCGCCGGTACAGGTTCGGTAGGCGACGTCACCGTAGTCGCCGAAGCCAACGTGGACCTGACAGGGGTCACGAGCACAGCCTCAATGGGC